CGCGCACGCTGGCGTCCACGCTGTCGCGCACGCTGGCGTGCACGATGGCGCCCACGATGGCGCCCACGATGGCGTGCACGCTGTCGCGCACGCTGGCGTGCACGATGGCGCCCACGCTGGCGTCCACGCTGTCGCGCACGCTGTCGCCTGTCTGTTCGTACCGCTTCGTCGCCGCGAGGATCAACGCCGCTGCGGGGAACGCGAACGCCCCTGCAAAAGGAGACGTCGTCCACGCAATTCGCTTCGGTTCCTCCAGCCCTGCGGCGCGGTAGTAGGCCCGGATAGCGGCCTCTGCGCGAGGTCGGTCGGCGGGTTGTGTGGACAGGCCGATCGCCGTCCACTTCGCCACCCATTCGGGCATGCGTGCTCTCTGCTCGTCGGTGAGCTTGTCGATTCGCTTGACCATGATCAATCCTCCACGCGACGCGCGTAGCCGGCGCTGTATTGCCTCTGGATGCGGACCTCGTAATGACCTGTCGCGAGCGCGATCGGCGTGTGCCGGTCAACTCCACCAGAGCCTCCGCCAACTACACGCATCTCCGCTCCTGCGTCAGCGACGACTACGACGCGCTGCCCCGTCTGCTTGTACTGCATGAGGCGCGCGCCTTTGCCGAAGATTGCGTGATGGTGGCCGCTGGTCTCTCCTTCGGCCAACACGAGGCCGCGGGGATCCGCGAGTGCCGGCTCTAGGCTCTCGATGGATGCCTTGATCGGAATGAGAAGCACGTCGCCTTGTCTATACATTAGAGTCTCCTTATCGTTGATCAGGCTAACCACGACGGAATAGCCATTGGTGTCGATGCTGAATAAGCGTTCGTCTGTCTTTTCTGTCCAAGAATCTCAGCGCGCACAACTTCTCGCGTTTCAACACTGAGAGCTTCATTCATCGCAAGCGCGTCACGCTCCTTGCGCTCTAGGTTCTTTACCACCTCGCCCTCAAGCTCAGACGCGAAAACATGCACATGAACCTCGCGCGTCTGACCGAAGCGCCAACAGCGACGGATGGCCTGGTATGTCGACTCGTAGGAGTCCTTTACGCCTACGAAGCACATGCGCGCGGCGTGCTGCCAATTGAGTCCGAATCCGGCGATCTTTGGCTTGCTAACGAGGATGCGAAACTCACCGTTAGCGAAAGCGACAAGCCGTTGTTCCTTCAGGACCGCATCGTCAGACCCACGGATCTCCACCGCTCCAGTCAGCGCTTCAGTTAGCGCATCAGCCTCCGCGTTTAGTTCACACCAGATGATCCATGCCTCGTTTGGTTCCGCAAGAACGACGTCCGCACAACGCCGAACACGAGGCATCAAAGATGCTTTTCGTGCAGCCCTGCGCTCCGTCAACGTGCGGGCCGGATCTGCGAAGAGAAGTCCTTGCGACTTGGCTTGGTCAGGGTCGGCCGGAATCGTATGCTGCGTTATGACGAGCGGCGGAAGATTGTAGCCATCATCTGAGTAGCCGAAATCGGAAGGCTTTCTGATGAGTGCAGCCCATCCCGCTACCCATCGCCAAAACGCACCACGAGCATGACCCTTCAGTCGCCACGTCTGCGTTTCTCCACCGTCGTGACAGAAGTACTCGGCAAGCATCTCTTCCTTCGTACAGATGCCAAGAAACTCCGCGTGCGTGCCAAGCTCGGTATAGTCATTCGGGCTTGGTGTTGCCGTAGCGCAGAGTCGAAACGGAGTCTCCGCGAACATGCGCGTAAGCGTGTCGAACGTCTTCGAGTCGCTGTTCTTGATGACGCTTGACTCATCGCATACAACGCCGATGAACGAAGACGGATCAAAGTGATGGATCCGGTCGTAGTTGGTCACAACAACCTGCGGGCATGCGTCGTCGACATCGCTTGCGTAGCGAACCTGCTTAGCCGATACTCCAATCCTTTCAGCCTCCCGCACCGTCTGCGAACCTACGGCGAGTGGTGCCAGAATGAGCACGCGCCCACCCGTAGAAAGAGCAACGCATCGAGCCCACTCTAGCTCTTGACGAGTCTTTCCTAGACCAGTATCCGCGAAGATGGCGCAGCGACCACGACGCAGAGCCCACGTTACCAAGTCACGCTGGAACGGAAATAGCGAAGGGTTGAGCGTTGGCACATTCGCCAGTCCCGTAGGTGGGACACGTGACAGCTTGCCATCGATGAACGATACGTAGTCTGTCATGACATCTTAGGCTTGCGGCCACCATTGATGAGCCAGTCGACATCGATGCCAAGCGCTCGCGCAAGCTTGCCCACTGTCTCGGCTGACGGCAGGTCTCGCTTACCAGGTCTGGCTCGCTCGAGTTTAGCAGAGTGTCCACATGACAATTCGGCAAGCGCATCAAGGGCAGCGCGCGACAGGCCCCTCTTGTTGCGGGCCCAGGTGAGCCTTTCGGCGAGCGTCTTCATGCGCAAAGCCTCGCACGAGACTGGTCCCGTGTCAAGGAAGCTCGTCCTAGGACAGCTTTCCACTTTCTTCTTGACCTCAGCGGCGTACGATCGTAGATATCATCTCCTATGAGGCGCATCCCGCTCCCGGTGCTTACCAATAGCAGCATCACAACGTTCCGCCGTTGTCCGCGTGAGTACCAGTTCCGGTACGTCATGTTGCGAAAGGGACTGCGCAAGTCTGCGGCGCTCAAGTTCGGTTCTCTCTTCCACCGAGGTCTCAATGCGTGGTGGAGCTCAAAGCTCGACAGGTTCGATGCGGCTCTTGTGGCGATGCGCGAGCACCTCGATGGTAAGGAAGAAACGGACGCCTTCGAGATGGTCAAAGCGGAAACCCTCATCGCAGGGTACACGGCAAGATGGTCCGGAGAGACGCTTGAGACGATTGCGGTGGAGAAACAGTTTCGCCAGGACATCATGCACGATCCTGGCTACGGAGAGCCGTTCGACATCGGTTACGCGATCGCAGGAAGCATTGATGCCATCGTGTCCGACGCGTCCGGGGTGCACAACGTCGAGCACAAGACGACGTCGCAAGACATCTCTGCGGGGGCCGCATATTGGAGCAATCGAGTGACGCTGGACCCTCAGGTGTCCACCTACGAGGCCGCAGCACGCGAGATGGGTTACGACATTCGCGACACCATCTACGACGTGATTCGCAAGCCGGAGATGCAGCCTCTCAAGGCAACTCCGGAAGAGCAGCGGAAGTATACCAAGCCGACGAAGTCGGAGCCGGTTCCGAGGCTCTACGCGAACCAGAGAGAGACGGACGAGTCTTTAGAAGAGTACCGCGATCGCCTGACGAAGGACATCGTCGCGCGTCCTGACTGGTACTTCCAGCGCATGACTATCGTGCGTCTCGAACGAGACACGGAGGAGCATCATAGCGACGTAAAGCAGACCGCGGCCGCCATTCGATTCGCAACCGAGAACGACGCGTGGCCGCGTTCTCCGAATGCGTGTGAACGCTTCCGCCGACTCTGCGAGTATCACCCGGTGTGCTCGGGTCAAACCACCATCGACGATGGTACGCACTTCGAGACGAAGTCTCGGCAGCACGAGGAGCTGAACGACGATGCTTGAAATTCGTAGTACCCTTCGTGAGGCACCGATTCGCGCCGTCATCTACGGAGCCGACGGCGTCGGCAAGTCCACGTTGTGCGCCGGTGCGCCAGGTGCCGTGTTTATCGCTTCCGAGGATGGCCTCGACAATATCGATGCGAGGCAAGTCAACCCGCCAGAGTCGTGGCCTCAGATCATCGAGTATGTAGACGCCCTCTCCAATGACGACCGATGCGGAACCATCGTCATCGACTCGCTCGACTGGTCCGAACAGATGCTCTGGTCCTGGCTCGTGGCCACTAAGACGGATGAGAAGGGTCGCAAGGTCAAAGACATAGAAGGGTACGGCTACGGCAAGGGGTACATCGCTGCGGCCTCAGAGTGGCGCATCCTCATCGCTGCGCTGCAGCGGGCAGGACAACGCGGGAAGAACGTCCTGATGACGGCGCACGCACATCGCAAGGGAGTAAAGAATCCGACTGGCGAAGACTTCGAGCAGATGCAGATCAAGCTCCAGGAGCGCGCTGCTGGTCTCATCCGCGAATGGGTCCACATCGTCGCGTTCGCCGAACTCGATATCGCTACCGTCACCGATAAGGATGACGGAGGCCGTACCAAGGGCGTATTTACGGGCAAGCGCATACTTCGTACCCAACCGTCGGCAGGGTACCAAGGGAAGAGCAGGCTCACGTTGCCGTCGAAGATCCCGCTCGATTGGCACGCGTTCGCTGCCGCTATCAAAGCCGGTCGACCTCCGAGCATTGGCGATCTTGCAGGTCAGCTCAAAGAGCTGCTGGAATCGGCTTCTGACCCAAGCATCTCGGATAGATGCTTCAAGTTTCTCGATGCTCGCGGTCGCACGTCGGCCGCGTACACCGACGCAATCGCAAACGTTCAACGTCTAATCGAAACGAAAGAGAAGGAGATCGCATAATGGCAATCACGGCAGGCACGTACAAGGCTCGAGCTAGTGGCGAATGCGTGCTCGGAGAGAGCAAGACGAAGGGTACACCGTTCATCGAGTTCTACCTCACCATTCTCGAGGGAGAGAATAAGGGGGGTCGCGTGAGGTGGACGGGATACTTCACGGAGAAGACGAACGAGCGATCCGTTCAGTCGCTCCAGACCTGCGGCTGGCAGGGTGAGGATCTTAGCGAGTTCAGCGACGGGGGGCTGCATGGCCTCGACTCGAACGACGTTGAGATCGTCGTAGAGCTCGAGTCGTACGAGAATGCGGAAGGCGAAACCAGGTCAGCCCCTCGCGTAGCGTGGATCAATCGGACAGGAGGCTTCCTGAACAAGGCTTCGGCAATGAATGAAGGGGCCGCCGCGGCGTTCGGCGATCGCATGCGCGGGCTCGTACTGAAGATCAAAGAGAAGAATCCGCAGCTGGCCTCCGCTAAGGCGCCAGCTCGAAACCCGTCTTCTCCGCCAGCGGCGTCTGATGTGTTGGACGAGGAGATCCCGTTCTGATGAGCAGTCCCAACACGGTCGCCGTGAGTCAGGAAGTCCTTCGCGAACTTGCTCGCGCCCGCAAGAAGTTCGCACCGTTCAATAGTGCCCACGAGGGCTACGCGACCCTCCTAGAGGAGGCGGACGAGCTCTGGGATGAGATCAAGGGACCAGACGACTCAAAGCAGGTCGCTCGCATGCGCGCCGAGGCGATTCAGGTGGCCGCTATGGCCATCCGTTTCATTGAGGATGTGTGCGATAAATGAACGTCCTACACGAGACAGTCACCGATCGGTTCGCAGTGTACCATGCTGACACTGTCGACGTGGCACGTGGGCTCCCGGAACGGTCGGTTGACTTCTCCGTGTTCTCTCCTCCTTTCGCATCGCTCTACACCTACTCGAATAGTCCTCGCGACCTCGGGAACGTGAAGGATGATGCGGAGTTCTTCGCGCACTACGATTACCTGATCGCAGAGACTTCGCGGATCATGAAGCCTGGGAGACTCGTTGCGATCCACTGCATGTTGATGCCGACCAGCAAGACGAGAGATGGCCACATTGGTCTGCGCGATTTCCGCGGCGATATTATTCGCGCGTACGAAAAGCACGGTTTCATCTTCCACTCGGAGGTGTGCATCTGGAAGGATCCTGTTACCGCAATGCAGCGTACCAAGGCGCTTGGTCTGCTGCACAAGACGATTCGGAAAGACTCCGCAATGTCTAGACAGGGTATCGCTGACTACCTCGTCGTGATGCGATCGCCAGGAGAGAATCTAGAACCCATCGCTCACACGCACGAGGAGTTCCCCGTTCAGATGTGGCAACGCTACGCCTCTCCCGTGTGGGTTACCACGGGCAGCGCCGACGAGGACGGTTTCCTCATGTGCAGTGCGGAGGAGACAAGTGAAGAAGCGAGCGGTATCAACCCGAGCAACACGCTGCAATATCGTAGCGCTCGAGAACACGACGACGAGCGACACATCTGTCCCTTGCAGCTCAGTGTCATTCGACGAGCCGTCCGTCTCTGGAGTAACCCCAACGATATCGTTTGGTCCCCATTTACCGGCATCGGGTCGGAGGGCTACGTTGCTCTTCAAGAGGGCCGACGGTTCGTGGGCGCCGAGCTGAAAGCGTCATACTATCAACAGGCCTGTCGCAATCTGCGAGAGGCTCAGACCACCAAGCAGGGCGGCCTCTTTGATGCCGTCGGAGGATGATATGAGCGATAATGAAGAGTCCACCACGCCGGACTGGATGCGCACTCAGGCGTCCAAAGCAGATGTCAACGGAAGTGCCGTCGTCAAGGTTCGCAAGCCTAGACGCACCAAAGCGCAGATGCTAGCCGACGCCTCGTCTCGAGGTGACGCCGAGGTTACCGTATCGGTGCAGCCAAAAGGATGCACGCCTAGCGTCGAGGCGCCAGTCACACTTATGCCTCCCAAGCCGTACTCAATGACGGCGCACCTACCGCTAGCATTCGGAATGCTTGCGCTGCTCATGGCCATCGTCGCGCTCTTGCTTGCTCGGTAATGGCATCGAAGAAAAAGCAGGCTCCGAGCGCCCAACTGGGCCTCGGCGCTCTCATGTCGACACAACCACCCGCATCAGCGCCGATGAATCCGAACCACCTGCCAGAAGGTGCGGCCGTCGACATGAGAGCGCCGGTGCCGAGTCCTCCGGCTACGCCACCGACTACGCCGTCTGATGTTGACCTTGAAAGTTTTGACGACTACGACGACGCCGCATCAGTAAACGGTATACCTCGTCTCCGGCTGGTCGACCCTCCTCGTGATGCGCCTACGGTTATCGTAGAAGCTGTAGGAGACAAGTTTGAGGTATGCCGTCTGCGAGACAACGGAACAACATCCGCGTGCGTCATCTGGACCCGCAAAGAGTTAGAAGAGCTGCAGCGTCGAATAGCAGCCGCACTGGAGATGTGACGTGAAAGAGATCAAAGCCTCGAACGGTGAGACAGAGCTTCAGTCTGCCGAGTATGCTCCGATAGGTCCAGTGCGAGTGGACGTCGCGGGAGAGATTCTTGCGCTTCGCAAGCGCATCGAGACGCTCGAGATGCGCGTCGCATCACTCCTGAGCCAATCGGCCATCTACGGCCCCAAGTGAGTTTTTCACTTCGTCCCTACCAGATCGACGCCATCCAGCAAGCGCGCGACCGGATCCGGTCTGGTCGCAAGGCGCCTCTTCTTGTTGCTCCGACCGGGGCAGGGAAGACGGCCATCGCCGGAGCGATCATTGTCGCTCACCTAGCTCAACGCCCACATAACCGAGTGCTAGTGGTAGCCCATCGGCGCGAGCTCATCGGACAGATGGCCAAGTCGCTCATGCGCCTTGGCGTCGACATGCGAGACATCGGAGAAATCATCCCTGGAGTCACGCAAAGGCCCAGCGCTCGAGTGCAGGTAGCTTCAACGCAAACTCTGCGAGCACGAAACCTGATGCCTAGTGCCACGCTCGTCGTTTACGACGAAGCGCACCACTACTCGTCCGACGACTGGCACGAGCTAACCAAGGCATACCCTGACGTCATTCGAGTCGGATTCACCGCCACGCCAATGCGAAGCGACGGACGAGGAATGGCTCCTGCGTTCGACTCACTTGTAGT